CTTCATTACTTGTTACATCATAAACTTTATCTGCATGAGTTTGTATTAATCTAGTCCACGAAGTAGATGTAAGTTCATCATAGTCTAAAGGGCTAGCCATGTTATAAACTACATAATAATTGGTACTATCTTTTTCAATTGCAAATTTTACTATCTTATCACCTAAAGAAATAATCTTAGGTTTATCAAAAGCAGTTGTTGATATAGATTTAAAAGCTACTAAATGGGTATCATCTAAAACATTTCTAACAACTATATAAACTGGAGCAGTAGTTGATGAAGTTACTAAAGAAAACACAGAGTAACTATAATCTCCCTTAACTACTAAATTATGATGAACACAGTCATAGGCTTGTTGTTGAGTAATGTATTGAGTTTCAACTTTAGCAGGAGAGTATTTTCCTTGAAATATTGCTTTTCCTAATCCTTTGAAGTTGGAAAGTGCTCTATTATCTGTAAGAATGTGTAATTCGTCTTTAAAAGAAGTAATTGCTTGAATATTAGTTATAGGAAAAGTGATATCACTACTTGTATAACCATACCGTTCTTGAACTTTTTCGTAGCCTTCTCTTTTTTCTATTTCACCATACTTAGAAACTTGAATATTTTCAAGAGTTTCTAAAGACCCAGGAGGGTCCTGTTTAGGGTCAATCTTTTGATTAATCCCTTTTGCTAGTGGTACAGCTATTCGTCCTTTTTCTAAAGCCATTATAAACCCTTAGTTTTGTAGTCTATACCATTTAGAACTTCCATCACACACTACTATAGCATGACCGTAGTTTGTTGAAATAGTAAAATTTCCACCTGCTGTACCACCGTCTATGGTGTCTGTACCTGCTGCTGTAATAGTTACAGCTCTTGTACCTGCTGCACCGCCACCATCTTTGAAGGCATAAAACCTACCTGCTGCTACCGTAGAAGCTCCTGGTAAAGTTATAGCGACTGTAGTTGTTCCTGTGCCAGCGGCATTTATAAAAGAAATACCAGAAGCAGCAGGAATAGTATAAGTAGAGCTTGTTCCAGTTGTGTGAAAACTTAAAGTGTTGGCATCTCCTTTAACTAATCCATCTTTTGTTATCTGTACTGAAGCTGTAGAGTTTCTCCAGTGTAAGTCATTACCTTTACTATAAATTGATCTAGCTGTAGTAGAGTCTGAACCTTGGTCTTCGAACACAGTATATTTAAGTTCAGTAGCACTATATCCATTAAACTCAACATCAGCATTTATATTAAGACCAGCAGAAGGGATACTCTTACCTTGAGTACTATGGTCATGATCATCTAGGTCAATAAAAGCATTATTTAAAACAGTAGCCCAGGTTGACCCTAGCGTAGAACCTACATCAGGTAAAGTTAAATTTAAAAATGTTCCTGAGTTTGCCATTATGTTCTCCTAAAATATCCAAAAATTTGTGTCTGTTGTTGCCGTTGAACCTTTTAAGATTAGAAACTTGTCTCTGTTTTTATTAACAGTAGAAGATTCATAAATTTCCCCAGCTTCGTTTTTTTTAATCACAATCCAACCTAAAGGCTCTCTACCTAATTTATGGTTTACTATTGTGTCTGCTGTACCTACATTTACACCTTTAATTAAAACTCCATCTATAATTGCAGAGTTAGCAATTTGTTTAAGAGCCGTATTAACATTACTTTGAGTTTGAGTAACGCTTTTATTTTGAGGATCAATTTGTTTAACAAATGATTTTATACCAGCCATTAAGAAGTACTCCTACTGTACAAAAACTCATTGTTAACTTTATAAACATCGGTAATAGTTATAGGACTACCTGCGTCTCTATTACTAGCAGCTTGTTCTATTCTTTTTCTCATGTCTAATTTTTGAGCTAAAAGAACTCCTACATCACTTTCTTCTTTTTGTAAACAGTTAATAGCTGCTGAAATAACTACATACTCAGCATAGCCGTTTATATCATCAAACTTAGTAGTGGACGTAGCTGGAGTAGTGCTATCAAACTGTTGTGCAGTTGGAATGTACCAAATCCTAATGTCAGTAGCTCCGTCTGGTTCAGGTATAAATTCTATGTTTGAACCTACTAGTCTGTATTTTACATTGGTTAATCCCAGGAGACCCCAAGAACCCCAATTTTGATTTAAATTTCTTTCACTAAAATTAAAAGGTTCTAGAGTAAAATACTCACTGCCATTTAACTTAGCATCCAAACCTCTGAGTTTGTAAAAATTTGTTATGTTAGGTCCAGAGGTAGAACTTGCAATAGGGTACGAAGAAGTACCTGCTACTGTAGTAAAAGTAGCACTACTTACATAGTAATCTTGCCCATAAGTTTGAATCAGTAGGTCGTGTAGCTCTGCTATTCCTGCATTAATATACGTTTGCACCTCAACATCACTTACAAAGAAATTATCTACCATGTCAGACCGTTGACGTACTCTTGTAACGAGATCTTTTTCCATTATCTCTGCCATACAACCCCCAAAAGAAGGAGGGCTTTCGCCCCCCTGTTATTCTTTAACACATTTTTTAATAAACATTTTTAAAGATTCTGCTAGTAGTTCTTTGTCTTTTTCTTCTAAAGCTTTAAAGATACCATCTACTTCTTCTCTATAATGCTCATAGGCTTCATATTCTTCATGTTCGGGTTTTTCCATAAACTCTTCGTTATGTTCTTTACCCTCTTCATAGGAACTTTTTCCATTTTTCATCTTTTCGATGATAATAGAAATCATACCGCCTTTGTCTTTTTTAGGACCCATCATAATCATTGTTCACTCCTTAGCTAACTCCAATACCTGGAAGTGAAGAGTTTTTAACAACGATCATGAAATGAATTG